AGTCTTGATTCTATTAACGCTACTGCCACTTCAATAGTAAAGTATATCAGTAAGAAGGCTGGTATCGGTATTGGTGCTGGCTCTATTAGAGCCGAGGGTGCCAAGGTTGGTGATGGTTCAGTAGTGCATACTGGACTAATTCCATTCTTAAAATACTTCCAAGCGGCCGTTAAGTCCTGTTCCCAAGGTGGTGTTCGTGGTGGTGCAGCAACGGTATATCTACCAGTCTGGCATTATGAATTTGAAGACCTAGTAGTACTAAAGAACAACAAAGGTATCGAAGAGACAAGAGTCCGTCATATGGACTATGCATTCCAATTTAATAAACTGATGTATGAACGACTATTGACTGGTGGTAATATTACATTCTTTGATCCAAATGATGTACCTGGTTTATATGATGCATTCTTCGCAGACCAAGAAAAATTTCAACAGTTATATGAGAAGTATGAAAGAGCTCATAGTATACGCAAGAAAACACTACCAGCCGTAGAAGTGTTCTCGTCATTCTTAACTGAAAGAAAAGATACCGGCCGAATTTACTTAATGAATGTCGACCATGCTAATGACCATGGCTCATTCTTACCCGAACTTGCACCTATTAAGATGAGCAACCTATGTTGTGAGATTGACTTACCTACTACACCATTAGAGTCACATGATGATCCAAATGGTGAAATTAGTCTTTGTACATTATCTGCAATTAATTGGGGTTTAATTAATGAACCAAAAGACTTTGAGAAGTACTGTGATCTAGCAGTCCGATCACTGGATGAGTTACTTGACTATCAGGATTACCCAGTACTTGCTGCACAGAATGGTACTATGGCACGTAGACCTCTTGGTATTGGTATTATTAACCTCGCATATTTCTTAGCCAAACGTGGTATGAAGTATGATGAATCTGCATTTGCGACAGTAGATGAATATGCAGAGGCGTGGTCATACTACTTAATTAGGGCATCTGCCAACTTAGCAGAAGAAAAAGGTAAAATTCCTTTAAATAATGAGACAAAATATGGCTCTGGGGTTCTCCCAATTGATACATATAAGAGTGCAATAGATAATTTAATAGAGCATAATGAACGTCTACCATGGAACGAGCTGAGAACTCAACTTAAAGCTACAGGTATACGAAATTCGACTCTCATGGCTTTAATGCCAGCCGAAACATCTGCACAAATTTCTAACAGCACGAATGGTATTGAACCACCTCGTGCATTGGTTAGTTATAAACAGTCTAAAGATGGCGTCATGGCACAGGTAGTTCCTGGTTACCACCACCTAAAGAACAAGTATGACTTGTTGTGGGATCAAAAATCTCCCGACGGCTACTTAAAGATTTGTGCTATCTTACAGAAGTATATTGACCAAGGTATATCGGTTAATACTTCATACAACCCAGAACATTTTGAAGATAATAAAATCCCTATGTCAGAAATGATAAAAGATACAGTTACTGCATATAAATTTGGATTAAAGCAGTTGTATTACTTTAATACCTTTGATGGTTCTGGCGAGATAACAGACGAGGCAACACATCACAGTTATGAAGGTGAATCTGAAGTATATGATGACGATGATTGTGAAAGTTGTAAGATATGAAGAAAGAAAGAATACCATTAAAAGGTGGTAACGAGTTTGATGCTCTTACTCCTGCAAGAAAGTGGTATAAGTACTTAACGAGCCCTGGTGTTACTAAGAGTATCAAAAGGGGATATAATAAACGATTTAGAAAACAAGGAAAAGTGAATGGCAATATTGAAGAAGAATAAAAAGTCGCACATGGAGAAGAATATGTTTTTAGATGAAGCGGTTGATATTCAAAGATATGATGAGTTAAAATACCCACAACTAGATAAGATTACAGAGAAACAACTTGGATTCTTTTGGAGACCCGAAGAGGTAGATATTTCAAAAGATAAGAAGGACTTTGATTCTCTTACAGAACACGAGAAGCACATCTTCACGTCCAATCTTAAACGACAGATTGTATTGGATAGTGTCCAAGGCCGTGCTCCTAATTTAGCATTTCTACCAATTGCTTCATTACCTGAAGTAGAAAACTGGATTGAATGTTGGTCATTCTTTGAAACTATTCACTCTAAAAGTTATACACATATTATCCGTAATATCTATCCATCACCTGGCGTAGTATTCGATACTATTCTAAACACTAAAGAAATTAGTAATTGTGCGGATTCTATTAGTACATATTATGACGACCTCGTAACAGCTAATCACGGCCCTACCAATAAGATGGATCACAAGAGAGCTATCTGGATGGCTATGATGAGTGCCAATGCATTGGAAGGTGTAAGGTTCTATGTGTCATTTGCATGTTCATGGGCCTTTGCTGAACTGAAGAAGATGGAAGGTAATGCTAAAATTATCAAATTCATTGCACGAGACGAGAATGTCCACCTCGCATCTACTACTACAATGCTTAAACTTCTACAGAAAGAAGATAAAGATTTTGTTAAGATCGCTAAAGAAATGGAAGACGCTTCTATTAGACTATATGTTGATGTAATAGAACAAGAGAAAGCCTGGGCAGAGTATCTATTTAAAGATGGATCAATGATCGGTCTAAACGCAAAACTACTATCAGACTATATAGAATGGATTGGTTGTAAAAGAATGAGAGCTATTGGTTTACATTGCCCTTATACCGTATCCAAAATGAATCCATTACCATGGACCGAAAAATGGATTGGTGGTGGTAATGTACAAGTTGCTCCACAGGAAACAGAAATCACTTCTTATATAACCGGTGGTGTAAAACAAGATGTAACAATCGAAACAATGGCAGGATTAAGTTTATGATTATAGAAATCTACAGTAAAGACCAATGTCCATATTGTGACATGGCAGTAAGAAAAGCCCAAGCCATGATTCAGGAAACATCTGAACATACATATTCGGTTAAGAAACTTGGAGTTGATTTTGGTAGAGAGGAGATGTTAGAAACATTCCCAACAGCAAGAACATTTCCTCAAATTAAAATAGACGGACAACCAATTGGTGGATGGACCGAGTTTCAAAAGATTTAACAAAAGGAGTTTGCATGAAATGTACTATTGATTGTCAATGTTGTTATAAATTATCTTCTATAAATATAGAAGACGAATGGGATACAGACGACAGATTCTGTCCTAACTGTGGTACGCAAGTAGAGATAGATGCTATTCCACGATATAACAATGAGGCTCTAACCCTAGATTATGACCAAGAAGATTACGAGGAGTAACCCACCATGGCTCTATCAAGGAGTAGAATGGCATCCGCCAGAAGAATTCAGTCACGAAGACGTGTACGGTTTTGTTTACTTAATAACGAATCTGACCACACAAAGGAAATACATTGGAAAGAAGTTCTTTTGGAGTCAGAAGACCCTACCCATAACAAAGACTCGGAAAAGACGAAAGAAGCTTAAAGTTGAATCAGACTGGAGAACCTATTGGGGTTCCAATAAACACCTAGTTGCAGAGATAGAAGAACACGGCACAGAAGGTTTCCATAGAGAAATACTCCATTTATGTAAAGGTAAAGGGGAACTTGCTTATATGGAAGCTAAAGAACAATTTGATCGGGATGTACTACTTACAGAAGATTACTATAATGGAATTATAGCATGTAAGATAGGTGGTCAAACCGTTAAAAATTTAATTAAATAAGTGTTGACAAATTCACAAAAAGGTAGTATAATATACATATTATGAACAATATAATACCATTTCCAACAGAAAGAAGGCAGGAACAGATCGAGTCCGAGACTCATTGGGCATACGAGAATTTCACTGAAGAGTGTGTAGATACTTCACAGTTTGTTCTATTAATGATAGAAGATTACCTTACTGAAGAGTATGGAACTGCATTTGCGGATATGGAGTTTAGAGACCCAGAGTTAGAGGAATCACGTGATATGTATGTGATTGTTAATTTACTCTCCTCGATGTTTATGAGATTCGGAGGCGTTGACCACTTCTTACAAGAAGAACTAGATGCTCTTTATAATAAAATACAGGCGAACAAACCAAAATGATACTACTTGACTATAGTCAGATCGCACTATCCAACATCATGGTGCAAAAATTAAATGATGAGAATATGATCAGACATATGATACTGAATAGTATTCGTATGTATAATAAAAAGCACCGAGCAGAATATGGCCAGATGGTTATTTGTGCCGATGGTATGAATACTTGGAGACGTCAGTATTTCCCAGAGTATAAAGCTAATAGAAAGAAAAACAGAGATGCCACTAGTCATATGGACTGGCCGGAAATCTTCCGTATTCTTTCTACAGTAAGAGAAGAACTTATGGAGAACTTTCCATATAAAGTATTACACATGGAAGGTTGTGAAGCAGATGATATTATAGGTGCACTTGCAATACGTACACAAGAGTTTGGCCACGGCGAACCAGTTATGATTATATCTTCTGATAAAGATTTTATCCAATTGCAGAAATATAATAACGTAAAACAATTCTCTCCTATTCAAAAGAAAGCAGTGGTAGATAAGAACCCTAGAAACTATCTGTTTAATCACATTATGAGAGGTGACGCTGGAGATGGTATACCAAATGTTTTATCTAAGGATGATACATTTATATCTGAGTCAAAACAGACACCACTAAGACAAACTAGGATTGATGATTGGTTAGACCACAGTGATGACCTAAAAGGTCACATGCCGGAAGAAATATATCGAAATTATCAGAGAAATAGAACCTTAATAGATTTATGTGAGATTCCACAACACATACAAGAATCTATTATAAATAAATATGACAGCCAAAAACTACCAATGAAGATGAAAGTTTTGAATTATTTAATTAAAAAAAGATGTAATAACCTGATTGAATGCGTGGAGGAATTTTATAATGCGTAAAAATGTACATGAAGTGCTAACTGAAGTTGACAAAATCACTACTAAAAAATCTAAGATTGAGATACTCCGAAAAGCAGATTGTCCTGCTCTTAAGGATATATTAAGAATCAACTTTGATGATACTATCGTATCACTATTACCCGAGGGTGCCCCACCCTACAGACGAGATGATGCTCCTGACGGTTTAAACTATTCTACGCTTAATAGAAAGATGAATTATTTTGTATATTTCTTTAAAGGTACTCATACAGGAATGAACCAAGTAAAAAGGGAAAAACTTTTTATTGAAATATTAGAAGCAGTTAACGAAGAAGATGCGAGAGTGTTTATTGCTGCTAAAGATAAAAACCTTAAGGTTAAGGGATTGACAAAGAAATTAGTTAATGATGCATTCCCTAACTTAATCCGTAAATAGTAGTACTTATGAGGAGGACATGCCTATAGAAAAACCTTTATGATGATAGCTTATCAATTAACCCATGGAGAAACACTATGCATGTACAGATTGAACGCCTTAAGAAAGATCAGAAAGAGGCAATATACTATCAGAAGAAACTGAAACGCAAAGGAAAAGAAGTTCTTGCATATAAAATGCAGAAAAAAATAGAATTCCTGAATAGACATATTGAAGATATGAATATGGCGACAGTTAAAGGAGGTTAACAGGGTTCCGGCCCTGATTCCCAGGGCCTAATACCATGAAAACTCAAAAATTTACAAAAGAAGAAATAGAAAATTCCAAAAGAATCTTTAAGTCAGCAACACCCAAAAATACCTTAGATTGGTATGTTAAGTGGGTAGCGTCTATATTTGTTCTATGTGCAATGTCACTAAGAGGAATTGAAGGTCTACAAATGTGGGACTTAGGATTCTCTGTTATTGGTATTACACTATGGCTATGGGTATCAATTCTATGGCAAGATCGAGCTCTTATTATTCTAAATGGAGCGGGACTACTACTATTATTAAGAAATATATTTACTGCATTAAATGGTTGACAAATTAAACTAGGTGTGTTATAATATACATTATGAATATTTTTATATTAAATGAAGACCCCGTATTGGCGGCACAAGAACAATGTGATAAACACGTTGTCAAAATGATTGTAGAATCTGCACAAATGTTATCCACAGTCCACAGAATGTTAGATGGCAGTGTTACAATGAGAAAGTCCAAATCTGGCAAAAGAACCCTTAAATACTACGAACTAGCCGATGATAGAGAGAACATCTTATATAAGGCAGTTCATCACAATCATCCATGTACAGTTTGGTCTCGCGAGGGGTGTTGTAATTATACCTGGCACTATGAACACTTCATTGCATTATGTGATGAATATACATATAGGTATGGTAAGATACATTCTACAGATACTAAACTTCGTGCACTACTAAAGAAACTACCACTGAATATACCAGTTGGTAGAACAGCATTTAAACTAGCTATGGGTTCTAATCCAGAATGTGTAGTTACTAGTTTAGGTGGTACTGATGCAGTAAAATCTTACAGAAACTTTTATCATACTAAACAAAGTCGATTCAAGATGGATTGGACTAAACGTAATATACCGGAGTGGTTTAAACATGCCAACATATGATTTTAAAAATTTAAAAACTGGAGAAATAGAAACAAAAATAATGTCTATTTCTTCTATGTTAGAATACACAAAAGATGCAAATATAGAGCAAGTATTCACATCACCTCCTAAACTTGTAAGTGGAGTTAAAAGTGTACTTTCACAAGCTGGAGACGGCTGGAAAGAAGTACAAGACAAAATTAAATCAGGTTTACCACCACGATATAGGGATAACATTAATACAAAATGAGCCAGAAACCATCGAAGCTAAGAATTGAACATCTTATTACACTAGAACCACTTACTAAATCCCAAGAGAATGTATTTGCATCATGGAAGGATGGGTTTAATTTAGTATTGTCAGGTTCTGCTGGAACAGGTAAGACATATATCTCAACATACTTATCGTTATTAGATATTATGGATAAGAATAAACCAGAACAGAAACTGGTGATAGTAAGATCGGCTGTACCTACACGTGATATGGGATTCTTGCCTGGTACATTGGAAGAGAAAGAAGATGCATATAAAGCACCATACTATTCTATTCTAACCGATCTATTTGAAGACAAAGATGCTTGGAGAAAGATTGAGATTGCAAAACAAATAGAATTCTTAACCACATCTTTTATTAGAGGTATTACTCTGACTGATTGTGTTGTACTAATAGACGAATCACAGAACTTAACATATCACGAACTTTGTTCAGTTATTACACGACTAGGAAATAATTGCAGAATTATATTATGTGGCGATTACTACCAATCG